GAAGCAACACGGCCATCGCCCCAACCGGAAGCCACGGAAATGGTGGCGCGGTAGACGTAAGCGGGGAGGGTGGTGTCACCAGAGATCACCATGCCGGTGATGTCGGGGCGAGTGTCGTCCTGGCGGTAAGGCGAAGGAACAATCACGTTGCCGGTTGCGGCAGCACCTGCACCAGAAGTGTTGGTAACAGCCACGTAACCACGCTGCTGGAAGTAGCGATAGCCGGGGACGGCCAGCACCGAAGTGGGGCCGCCCTTGGAGGCGTTATTGCTACCGTCATCGTTGGTATCAATGTTCTTGTACCAACCGTTCAGAGGCTCTGCCCAGTTACCTGGGAAGATCTTTTTAGCGGACAAATAGGTCATCTATCTTTTCCTATGTTGTGTTTTATCAGTTAGTTATCAGACAGTGCCGTCGTCCTGAACAAAGCTGAAGGCAGTGGTCACAAAGTCCTTGTTGAGGATCTCGAAACCAGCGTACAGTTGCCAAATCAGGATGATAAAGCGGCTGAAGTCATCGTTATTGTTGATCAGAACTTGTGCGTTCGGACCACCGATACCCACGCCAACAGACTGAGGACCGAAGAAGTAACCTTGAGCAACTTCCTTGGAGCCGTAGGTAGAGCCAGCGTCAAAGGAAGCCTGGACGTTCTTGGTGGGGAAGTTGGTGGATTCGAAGAACTTCACGCCTTCAAACTGAACACCAGTCGGCATCACAGGCTCACCAGCCAGGAAGTAGCCCTGACCAGCTTGAGGACCCATGTAGAAGCTGGCGTTGTTAGGCATCATGGGGTTGCCCATGTACATGCCTTGACCAGGGTTGCCGCTGTAACGGGCGATCTCACGGAAGTCAGGATCACGACGCAGGTGCATCATGAAGGTGGGATCGCAGATGCAGCGATACAGACCATCAGCGAAGGTAGGAACGTTGCGCTTACGCAGGTCCTTAACAACGGTCAGAAGGTCAGTGCGCACCTGGAACTGCTGCACTTCGTTGCCATACTCAGCAGCGCTATAGGTGACTTGACCAGAAGCGTTCTTGGTCTTACCACCAGCAAAGTAGTAACCACCTTGGGTGGTAGAAGCGGCACCGTTTGCTTCGGCTTTGGCAAGTTCGTCGATGAAGACGCGGTCACGCCAACGGCGATAGTCGTCAAGCAGCGTCAGGCTACCGATCGACTGGTGGAACATGTTAAGGTTCCCGGTGTCCAGCAGCAGGCGCTGAGCCGTGATCAGGGTCTCACGCGCAATCTTGAAGGTGCTAGGCTGGGTCGGATCACCCGGATCTGCAGGACCAGTATACTCCTTAAGCACCACCAGGACTTTCTCCTTGGTGATGTTACGGCTGTTTGCAGTACCGATGGTCTGGTCGGACACACGCTCACGGCTGTCCTTGGTACCAGGGGTACCCCAGAACTTGTAGCGGTCTAACTGGACGGTTTGACCAGGCTGACGGGTGAAGTCATGAACTACCACAGGCTCCACTGCCATTTCGGCAATGTAAGCAGGGTGAGGACGGTAAAGTTCCGCACCCAGAATCTTTGGAAAGTCGTTATCAATGAACACTTTGTTTTATCCTCCAGTGTCGCAGGAAGTGTTTTATCGGGTGAAAGATTCAGACATGAATATGTCTTATCTAACACAAATTTTAGCAGTCGGTAATTTATTTATTACACGTACTGCATAGTGGGAGCTTTGTAACGAGCACCCAAGGAATTGCTGGAGCCGTAAGACTCAGGATCAAGGGCTGGTTGCTGAACAAAACCAGGGACACCAAGTGCTCCAGGGATTGCACCAGCGGCAACACCGCCAAGACCAGCGGCAGCTGCAGCAGCAGGAACTAAACCAGCTGCGCCAACTTTACCAAGCCCACGAGTGAATGCTTCTTGAGAAGGAATTGGAAGACCGATTGATTTATCGGCTAATCCAAGAAGAATATTCTGTTGTTTAGAACCTTCTGGCATTCTTACTGCAGACTTGATCAGCTCTTCTTCGGCAGCAACCTTTCCTTCTTTAGCTGCTTTCAAGAGACTTGGAGCGTACTTGCCTGCAAGTTGACGAGCGCCGAGTAAACCAGCTGCACCACCAAGACCGCCAGCCGCAGCAGCAAGTGCCGCAGAACCGGGATCTTCTCCTTGAGAAAGGGCGTACCCACCGGCCGCTAAACCAGCGGCAGCAGGCACACCGTATTTAAGAAGTGGACGCATGGTCTCACTCCATCACAAAGAGTTTGTTAGCAACAACTTGAGGCTGAGCCTGGTTCAGAATCCGCCAAGCTTGGCTGGGATCGAAATCCATCTGCTGTTTGAAGCTACCCCAGAAGTTCTCAGGCTGCTGAGGAGCAGAAGCCGAAGGAGGAGCAGGCATGTAAGCAGCGGTCGGATCCACCATTTCGGTGGGGTAACCAGGAGTGGCAAGCTCAGCTTCGCTTTCGTACACAGGGTACGGACCTTCAGGACCGAAGAACTGGAGGGTGTAGTCGCTGAGGATGTCAGGGTTGGTCAGGATCTGGTTGTAAGCCTGGTTCTCTTGACGCTCGTTGACGGCGAACTCGGCGTACTGCTCGATCAGACCCTTGGCTTCGGTGCCCCAAGCAACTGCGCTATCCAGCATGCCTTCCAGTTGGAGGGCATAGTTATTTAGGATTGCGGGTGCTTCCACGCCGTACGCGCTTACCACGTACCGGCTTTCCGGACTCCACTGGAGAAGATCCGCCACCTGCTCCAAGGATACCTGAGAGGAGGTTTGGGAAGAGTTGGGCGAGAATGTCGGGTTGGCTTGCCAGGTCTGCGGAGCCGATTGTGGCGTAACTTGGGCGCTGGCTTGGCCGTAATTGGCTGGACTGTACTGCGTCGTCTGAGATGGTTGACCCTGGAACGGGGATTGAACCGGGCTGCTCAGTAGACCCACTACCTTGTTGAACGCCGATTCCCACGGATTGCTGTTCGTCGCCTCCGATGGGGATTGGGGGGCGTACTGAGTAGGGGCGGATTGGTAGCTGGGGACCGCCTGCGGTACTGCTTGCGGGTAGCTGGTACCCACCTGATACGCCACTGGACCCTGGTTCGGAGCTACTTGGTAGCTGCTGGGTGCTGGTGCCACGTAGCTGCTTGGAGCCACCGCTGCCGGAACCGGGCTCGTCTGTGGGATCGATTGGACGGTAGCGTCCTGCATAACTCATCTCCTTTTGTAGAGCTTCTAAAGTGCGATACAGATATGGAGTTAAATCCAATCTTGGATCCGCAGCCATCGGAAGATCCGGTGCTTGCGGGTGAGGAGTCTGCATCATTCCCCCCACTAGGCGAGCGAACTGAGAGTATGCACCCTGTAATTCATTCACCATCCTGAACGGGAATCCCGATAACATCGAGGCCCGTTCCTCATCCGTCTTAGACGGGAAGAGGTATTTCAGTGCTTCAATGCTATCAACACCTAACTCTTGTAAGTTTCTTACAACAATGGAGTTGTTCAGGATGTCCTGAGTCGAGTCTTCGTAAACGGGACCCAACCAGCGCCATTGGACAGTGACATCACCATCCGGTATGAGACCAGTAACTCCAGGTGGAATCATCTGGGTCTCAATTAATGCCATCATAAGTTTCTTCAGCTGATCGTTGTAAGCCTGAAGAGCTTCTTGATAACCTTGCTCAGCATCTGGTGGTGCACCAGGAGGCAGGGGTACTGGCTTCTCGATACCAGCAGCTGCAGCCAAAGTAGAACGGAAAAGTTGTTCTTCCTGATAAATAATTAGTTCAAGGCACCTACAGATGCCGTGGGTATAAATGGCATTCGCTTTTTTCTTAGATGTCGCAGAGACCCGCCCAAATAAGGATTTGTATTCAGTAGCAGTAACACCAGCAGAAATCGACAGCTCATCCATACCGCCAAGAGCAGTACGAATTTCTTCGCGATACTGTCTGGCAAATGAATTTTGGTCACCAGTAATTGCATCTGGAACGATATAGCCAACTCGATCGTTTGGCTCAAGGTTTGCGATCACGCGAGGTACCCTGAGTTGTCCGTCAACACCACGGCTGACAGGATCAGCTTTAAACATTGACCGACTCATAGGAGACGGACTTGCAAAGCCAGAGTTTGCTGCAATGGATGGACGCTGGACAACACCGTCTCCACCGGACTCAATTAGGTCAGTCTTGGGACGGGACGAAAGTAGGGTTGGGTTGCCAAAGAAGGTAATGTTTTTGCGAATTGTACGCATCAAGTCGTCATGAGTGACGATGTGATTCGCCATGGAATCAAAGTCACCAATACCTTCCGATGAGAAACCTTGGGGATTGTTGAAGATTTCTACACAAGGAATGAAACCAAGTGAATTGCGTAATTTCTTACTGCTGCCTGTCAAGGCATAGGTTGGCATATCAAAGGTAAGTTCACCTTCTGAATGCGTCTCTTCAATTTCGTTTGCTTTGATCGACAGACGAATATAACGCTTGGCGCCAGGGTTGTATGTGGAACTTGAACCTGTAATGTTGGTGGTATTGATTTGATCGCCAAACCCGTTGCCGCGCTTGACCTTATAGCTGTAGATGA